GGGGCGCGTCAATTACATCAGCAACGGCCAGCGCAAAGACGTCATCGTAATGTTGAAGGAAGTCCTCGCGCGCTTTGAGGGTCAGCCCGCACAGAAAGGTCGCGCGTAGCGGGTTCTTCTTCCATCTCCCACTCGCAGAGCTGCACGCCGAAGACGTCGTACATATGATGATGAGACAACGGCACCTGGCGCTCGATCACCATCGCCGCCTGGCGCATGATTTCCGCAATCCTGGCTTCGGGATCAGGGCCTTTGATGTTGGTGATGAAGGTGAAGCGTGTCATGGCAATCTCCGAACGTGAAGAGAAACTTGAAGAGGCTCTGCAACGGCTCGTGTCCTGGAGTGAAGCCTATCCACCCGACGCTTACGGCCATCCAGAGTGGCTCTCCGCATCCTATTGGCGGTTGCCGGGTGGCAGCGCAGGCGCTCCCCGTGCCTATGGCGGGAGTGGCGGTGGCGCGAGCGTTTTTGTCGGCAACATTGACGGCGCGGGCGGACATGGCGCGATGGGACCGGCGCCAACCGAATGAAACTGATCCGCGTCGTCGCCCCACACTTCGTCGCCGGCTTCGAGAGCGACGGCATCGTGCAACGCGCAGCGCCGATCCTCAAATACCTGGTCGGCAAAAGCGACGACGAGGCGCGAACCTACATCAAGCGCAAAGGATGGCAGGCCTCGATCATCGAGACTTACGCCGCTCCCGCAGCCTCCTGACCCGCTCCGCACCGGTCATCGGCGGCGTTGCCCCAGGCTTGCCGGCCAGCAACATCTTCAAGTAAGCCACCTCGCCCGTGAGCCGCTCGATCTCTTTTTCCGCCGCGGCCAACTTCGACGGCGCAACAGACCGCGGCACTGTAACGATCGGCGTTACAGGGGATGTAACGCCTGGCGTTACACTCGTTACATCAGCGCAGACGCGCGCCCAGTGCTTCTTGCCGCATATCCGACAGACAGGTGCTTCCATAATGGGACCAGCTCAAAAAGAGGGCGGCGAAGTATTTGAAGGGGGCGGATTTGCAGGGGGTCTTGCCAGAATAAGCATGCTTTGCTTTTTTTATTTTCCCCTCCCCCCGTCTCCAGGCCCGCGATCGGACCCCTCCCCCACCCCTATCGGACCAGGGGGACGAGGTGCAACACGCTAACGCTCGTTTGCCTGTTGCGGTTCATGCTCGATCGTCATGCCATCACCGACATCAGCGACCTGGCCGGCAGCGATCGCCTGCAGCTGCGCATCGGTCAGCTGCTTGATCTGGTGCAGATGCTGATGCTCCTGGTACTTCACGTCTCGCCACTCGTCGGGCGCTGCGTTCTTCAGCGCGAATATGGCAGCTGTCGTCTCGGCGCCCTTCCTCGATCGCAGCAGCTTGCCCTCAAGCCAGTTCGTCCTGCCGGCGCGCCCGCGAGACACGGCGAGGGCAAACTCTCGGTGGCGTGCCATCCACTCATACACCGTCGTCCTGTCCTTCCCGATCTCCCCGGCGAACGCTGTTAGACTAAATCCCCTCGACATGTATTGCCTGGCCATCTCACAGAACGCTGGATCGTACTCACTCGGTCTGCCGCCAGGGTGCTTGGGATCAGGCGCCAGGTGAGCCAGCATGCGTGTCTGCGGGAACGGCGCCATCTCAGTGCCTCTGGTCGTTGGGCGTCTCAGCGGGCTGCGCTGGGCGCCTGAAGGTCGGTAGCTTGGCAATGATACCACGCAGCACGTCGGCCACGTCGGTTCCCGTGAATACGAGTTCGTCGCCTGCCTCGTCAAAGATCTGGGCTAAGGCGGTCAGTGCCTTCTCGACGTTGTCAGCCATTACGGTCGCTCCGCTGGTAGCTGCAGGATCGTGGTCACCACAGGTGTTAGGTCCGAGAACAGCGCGTTGCAATGGGAACAACGGAACCAGGTCAGCGTCTCGCCGTCGGCGCCAGTTCCACCACGCAGGTATGGCCAGGCGGTGCGCAGCGTCTCAGCGTGACACTTGGGACAGGCTGTCGCGTCTGCCTCTGCCTTGTGTGATTGTTTCAATCGCTCTCTCCGTCAGCTGTCGCTCGCGCCATCGGTGTTCTCTCGCGGCGCGGTGTGTGGCCTTGGCCAGCATCTTGTGGCGCAGCGCCCTGGCGCCGTGTCGATCGCGTGTGGTGTCGCTCATCGAGGATCTCCCCGAGTTGACAGCTGCAACAGGCTAACCTATAAGGATGTGGCACAACCAGGGGCACCCCATGAAACACGCTATCGCCTACATCCGCGTCTCGAAAGCCAGCCAGGGTCGTTCCGGCCTTGGCCTGCAAGCTCAACAGGAAGCCATCGCGCGCTTCGCCATCGCCGAGAGCTTCGACGTCGTCCAGGTCTACACCGAAGTCGAAACCGGCAAAGGCGCCGATGCGCTCAATCGCCGGCCACAGCTCAAGACCGCATTGGCGGAAGCCAAGCGGATCAACGCACCCGTCATCGTCGCCAAGCTCGATCGCCTGTCGCGCGATGTTCACTTCATCTCAGGCCTGATGTCGCACGGCGTGCCGTTCATCGTTTGCGACATCGGCGCCAACGCTGATCCGTTCATGCTGCACATCTACGCAGCTCTCGCCGAACAAGAGCGCCGCATGATCTCCAATCGCACCAAGGTGGCGCTGGCAGCTGCCAAGCAACGCGGCACCAAGCTTGGCTCGCCGACCAGCCCGGCCTTGCTGCGCAAGCGTGCGGATGATTTCGCGGAAGGCTTGCGCGAGGTTCTCCAGAGCATCTTGAAAGAACCTTGGGCGACGTCGTCGCGCGCTGTTGCCTCTGAACTGAACTTGCGCCGCATCCGAACCCATACCGGCGGCGAGTGGCAGTCGATGACGGTGCTGCGTTTGCTGAAGCGCCTGGAGCTGACGACGGGGTAAGGGGGGCGCCATAACCCCGCCGCCAAAACAAAAAGCCCTTGGGCATCACACCAGGGGCTTTTGCATGTCTGACGCAAATCAGACACCTACCAAAAAGTGATGCCAAAACGCCCCGCTGTCAATCCGGCGTCGCGCTTGCGATCGCCTGCCCACTACCTGTCCGTCGTTTCCGGTTCCGCCCACTGTCGCGCTCGCCTCGCGCGCCTCAGCGCCGATCGCAGTCGCGCCAGAATTGTGACAGCCGATAGCCGGCCTCAGCGAGGATGATCCTGGCCTCGTCAGCGGCATGCCAGGGCGATCGGTAGCCGAGGATGAAACCGGTATCGCGTAAGCTGAGATCAAAGCAGGCGACCTGGTCGGCCACGATCCCTGGCCGGCGCCCGATCGCAATTTTCGCATCTCGATAGGCGTCACGGTGATCCTGCTGGCGCTCGCTCTTCGCCAGGCCGCTCATCGCGCCAGGGTCGAAAGCATAGATCCGATTGAGGTCGACGCTCTGCATGGGGCCTTGCAGACCGCCAGCCAGCCAATGCGCGGCGTATCGCTTCAGCGCGTAGTATTCCGGCCCCGAGATCTTGTGACGCCTGTACGCCCTTCCCAAGGCATCGTCGCACATCACAATGCGGCGGGCCGATCGTGTTCCAACGTCGGTGAAGTCGCCACGGGCATGGATGAAGCGTTGTTCGGTCGGGCCTGCCGTGTCTTCGGCAACACGCTGCATCCGCTTTGCTCTCCGCGAAGACGGAGTTGTGATGGCACTCCGCTCGCACGTCAACGCCCATTGCAAAGCCTCGCGCGCGCAGCTCCAGAGAAGGTAGAAGTAAGGGAAAAGATATTGTGAGTGTGGTTAGTAGGGCGGGCGGGTATACGCCCGCTATAGCGCCCGCTGTAGCGGATGCTACTTACGACGTTGTTTTTCCCAGCCTTCTTTTGAACGATTGAAAGCACTCATCAGACCGCCCTTCTGACCATGCTCGCGGGCTTTGGTGATGCGCGCCATCGTGCGCTTGAGTTCCGCCTCGACGCGCTGATGCTTCCAGCCATCGTAAAAGAACGCCTTCAAAACGGAGCGGTGGATAAGCCACTCGTCCAGCGGCATCTTGGTGATGTTGGCGAGCTGCTGGTCGTCGGAGGGTAGTCCGCCGCGGCGCCAGTAGGAGAACAGCAAAAGGCAGTAGGCGCCGTGCTGCAGCGTCGAGAGGTGTTCGGTGTCGCCGAGGTAGTCGTTGACATAGAACGGCATCCACGGGCGCTGCATCGCTCACGCCTTCTCGTTGTCGACAATCCGCACCCAGGTATATTTCCTGATCTTCGCGACCTTGCCGCCCTTCATCGCAGGCTTGCCCTTCACCATCATCTCCTCGAAGATCTTGCTGATCGCCTGCGGGTTGCTGTCGACCTGGGCCAACTCGGCCTCATGGTCGCTGCAGATCTCGGTGCCCCAGATGGAATAGCGGCGCTTCATGGCGCGCGGCGATATTGCTGGATCGCCCTGGCGTGACTTTTCTTCGCCTTGGGTGTGATCATCTTGCCGGTCTTGATGAGGTAGCCATGGCGGAACGCGCCATTGCACGCAGCGCCCCAGGTGTTGGGACTGCTGGGTTCGCCGATGACCGGCGCTGCAATCCTGCGAATATCTTCGGCTGTTCCAACCCTTCCCGACGGAATGGCTTTCACAAACCTGTAGTATGCCTTGAGCCACTCCTTGTTTTTGCAAGAGGTGCGCTCAATGCCTTCGTCGCGACCGGCGCGGGCACGCTTGATGTCAAACTCGTCATCGATACTCATCGCACCGTGACCTGGTAGCGCAGCGCCAGCGCATAGGGATCGATGCCGCCATTGCTGGCCCAAAATTCACGTTCCGACATCGAGTGCAGTTCGCGATGATGCGCAGCGCACAGCGGGAGCGCCCAGCGATCGTCGGCCTTCTGCGCCATGCCAGGATTGCTGTCATCATTGATCGAGCCGACACGCGGGTGGTGCGCCTCGACATCCAGGC